TAAATTTAAGTCGCCATCTTTTTCTGGTCTAAACACTTCGCAACATTATCTTACGATTGAGAACCAACAGTTCTCTAGGAAGCAGGCCATAGAAGACGACAAGCAAGCTTTATTAGACGAGGCTGAAAGAGACGCTAATAACAGTACTCTCGCTAGATTTATTAGGAACTTAGAATCTAGGGTGTACGCTAAACTATCTTCTCAGTTGGTAGAAAGTTTGTTTGGTGAGAATCCACAAACATCTGGTTCCATAGAACTAGAGGGCAACACCATAGAATACGAAGTCGATGACGAATACATTACACTAACGGTAACAGATGAAAACGGCGAAACAACTACTATTACTTTTCCTCTTAATAGTTTCACTTTCTAGTTGCGTTTTACTTGATTCCAAATACTCGCTAGAAAACTTTAAAATTACTCGACTAGCAGAGATAGCCTCTGTTATAAACACTGAACTCTGGGAGCTACCGCAACCAAAAACCAAACCCGTTGTCGCAGTCTATCCTACTTCTTTTCTAGATCAGACGGGTCAACGTCGTAGTAACAGTTCTTTCGCTACGTTTAGCACGGCTGTTACCCAAGCGCCGTATACTCTTCTGATACAAGCGCTCAAGCACACTGCACAAGGTGATTTCTTTGAGGTGGTCGAACGTATCGGTCTCGATAACCTAAGTAAAGAACGTCAGCTTATTCGTTCTACTAGAGAAAGTTTTGATGAACCGCAAAAACTAAAACCTTTAATGTTTGCAGGAATTATTTTTGAAGGCGCGGTGGTAAGTTATGAAAGCAACATAAGAACAGGCGGTACCGGGGGCAGAGTATTAGGTATCGGCATGAGCAGAAGCTACCGACAAGATACCGTTACCGTAAGTCTTCGAACCGTATCTGTTTTAACCGGACGCATACTAACAGAGGTTACGACAACTAAAAGCATACTGAGTGTCGGCATTAACGAAGACGTGTTTAGGTTTGTGTTTAATCAAACTGAACTTGTTGAGATAGAAAACGGTAACGTTGAGAACGAATCAATCACCATAGCGCTACAGTCTGCTATCGAGATGGCAGTTTTAAAGACAGTTGAAAAAGGTATAATAAAAAATTACTGGAGTTACAAGGATGTTTAAATATTTTTTATTGTTCTTTGCTGGTTTTATTTTTTCAGCAGATAACGAAACGTCAATCGATCAAGTTGGAAACACTATAAATATTGATGTGGAACAATTAGGTTCTGGCAATATTATAGGGGGTGCCACGGCAGCAGCAGGCAGTATGACTCCTTTGGATCTAGACGGTGTAACGATGACTTTAGACATCAATCAGATAGGGTCAAGCAACTTATTTAGAGGGGATATCTATGCAGACTCGTACACAGGTTTCTTTGAGTTTAGCGGTTCTTCAAACATTTTTGATATTCAGACTGACCCAAGCAATACCTACGGAGCTGATTCAAGCAACGTTAACATACAAGTCACAGGATCTAGTAACGATATGTCGTTAGATCAAGCAACAAACGCTATGGCGTCGACTCTCGATTTAGATTGGATTATCAACGGTTCAAACAACACCATAGATTCTGATATCGATGTAGACTTAGCGACTAACTACATGGATGTAGACGGTTCGGATAATACGATAAACTATAACGGCGATGGTTTTCAAGGCGGTTACTTTTATTTAGATCATACAGGTGGTTCAAGAACGTTAAATGTTACACAAGCTTCTACTTTGGATAACGATTGGTTACGGGTCATTAGTAACGGCTCAAATGGATCTTTCTGCATTATCCAAAACGACCAAGGAACGTCCACAAGCTGCCCTTGATGTCGGGTCAGTAGAAGAAGTATCAGGCTTTGCTCAGATAGAAAGAGACGAATCTTTTGCTGTGATTCAAGACTTTGTCGTGCAATCGTACGATAAAGCGCAAACCGAAGCAGGCCGCATGGGCATACGCTTTGTCGACGACACTACCATAAAGATAACTGAAAACTCTATGGTCATCATAGACGAGTTTATTTTTGACCCAGATCCATCTAAATCAAAACTTGCCGTCAACTTTTTAAAAGGCACAGCACGTTTCACTACTGGGCTTACTGGCAAAGTGGCTAAAAAAAATATGGTGCTACGAACCAACTCTGCTACGGTGGGAATAAGAGGCACAGATTTTAGCGTTACCGTTAACCCAGACACATCGGAGTCTTTATTTATATTGCTACCAGATCAAGACGGGGCGCCGTCAGGCGAGATATCAATAACAACTGATATGGGTACGGTTGTGTTAAACCAAGCTTTTCAAGCAACCACTACTACTACATTAGAAAGCGCCCCTAGCGAACCCGTGATACTAGACCTGTCGTTAGATTTTATTGACAACATGCTTATCGTAACGCCGCCCAAACGTTCTAGATCTCTTGATGAAGAGCAAGGAACTGCAGACAAAGTGGATCCAATATTAGATTTCAACGAACTAGATATTGATTATCTGGCAGAAGAAAACTTAGGCGAAGAAGGGTTAGAGTTTACCGAACTTGACTACGATGCACTAAACGTAAACTTCTTAGAAGACTTGTTAGATATTATCAGCGAGCTAGATAAGATAAACGAAGAAGACCAGTTGGCACAAGAAGCTACATCCACTAGCATCAAAGGCACAGCAGTGGGACAAGATACAAAAACACAAATAACTACAATAGTTACTGGAGAAAAGATAAAATTAAGCAGAGTCGTAGGCTCTAGCGCAGCTATAAACATAGATAGTGGCAACAGTTATACCGTCGTACTAGAACAAGACGGCGTGGTAAACGAGGTAAAAGTCAACGGCGGCAGCGATTCAACCATCGTCATTAGACAGGGCAATGGTTAATCGGTATTATTTGCTGATAATTAAAAAGATATTTTATGCCTTTACAAAAGACTACATTCAACCCTGGCATTAATAGAGAAGGAACTGCTTACGATAACGAAGGCGGTTGGTTTGACTGTAATTTAGTGCGCTTTCGCATGGGCCACCCAGAAAAATTTGGTGGCTGGCAAAAAGCCATTAGCACACTTTACCAAGGAACAGCCAGAGCTTTACATAATTGGATATCTTTATCGGGTACTAAATACTTAGGTATTGGTACGCATTTTAAATATTACATATCAGAAAATAACGGTGCTTATGCTGATATCACACCAATTAGATTAACCAATAGCGATACTAATAATGCTTTTGCCGCTACTGATGGTTCTTCAACAATCACAGTAACAGACGATGCTCATGGAGCTGTGTTAAATGATTTTGTCACCATATCCAGTGCAGCCAGTTTGGGCGGCAACATTACAGCCGCTGTGCTAAACCAAGAATATCAAATAGCATCCATAATAGACGGTAACAAATACACGATAGTTGCTAAAGACACGAGCGGCAATACCGTTACAGCCAATAGCAGCGATACTAACAACGGTGGTTCTGCGACAGATTTTGTATATCAATTAAATACTGGACTAGATGTAGTGGTGAGTTCTACTGGTTGGGGAGCAGGTCTTTGGGGCGGTACCACTGACGGAGCTCTAACAACAACTTTAAATGACTCTGGCGGTATATCGAATTCTGATACAACTATAATTTTAACTAGTGCAACTGGGTTTGCTAACGGTGACACGATATTAATTGGCAGCGAACTTATAACAATAGGTACCATATCTACTAATACTTTGAGCAGTTGCACGAGAGGAGTAAGCGGAACAACCGCAGCAGCTCATAGTGATGGAGCTACCGTTCAGTTAGTTACAGGTAACGCTAGTTCGGCTAACGATTTTAACGGTTGGGGTCAAGCAGCAGGCACGGGTATACAATCTGCCATAGCTAATTTAAGAATATGGCAACACGACAATTACGGTGAAGACTTAATGTTAAACATTAGAAACGGTGGATTGTTCCGTTGGGTAGAAAACAATGGCACAACAACCAGAGCAAGTTTATTGTCAACAGCTACTGGAGCTAATTTAGTCCCAACAAAAGCACTTCAAGTATTAACTTCAGAAACAGACAGACACCTAATTGTATTGGGCGCTGATCCAATAGGCTCAGATAGCGGCACAAGAACAGGAGAAGTTGATCCCATGCTAATAGCATTCAGCGATCAAGAAGATCCTTTGCAATTTGAAGCCTTGAGTACAAATTCTGCTGGAGATTTACGTTTATCCTCTGGCTCACAAATAATTGGTGCGGTTAAGTCAAGACAAGAGATTATGGTATTTACTGATACATCTTTATATAGCATGCAATTCATAGGCCCGCCGTTTACTTTTGGTCTTAACTTAATAAACGAATCAACGGGTTTATTAGGTCCAAACGCCGCAGTAACAGCGCCAGGTGGTGTATTCTTTATGAGTTACGATGCTTTTTACTTATACAACGGAACGGTGCAACAAATACCTTGCTCAGTTAGAAACTATGTATTCAGTGATTTAAATAGTAATCAAGCTTTTAAAATACATGCTTTTACTAATAACGAACACTCTGAAGTAGGATGGTTTTATCCATCCGCTAGTGCCACCGAGGTTGATAGATACGTCATTTATAATTACGCAGAACAAGTTTGGTACTACGGACAACTATCAAGAACTGCTTGGTTAGATTCAAACATAGAAAACTATCCGCAAGCAGCAGGCGGTGGGTATGTTTATCAGCACGAAATAGGTTTTGATGATGACGGATCTGAAATGACTAATGTGTTTATAGAGTCTGCTGACATGGATTTAACTGATGGAGATAAATTTGCTTTCTTGCGAAGAGTTATTCCAGATATAAAATTTTTAGATGACGATTCTAGTTCCAATGTTAATTTAATAACTAAGGTTAGAAACTTTCCTGGAGATAGTTTAACAACTGCCTCCACAGCTAATGTAACTCCATCTACAAAACAAAATCACATAAGAGCTAGAGGCAGACAGTTTGTTTTACGTTTAGCATCTAACGATGGAAATAGCGGTAACATCGGTGTTGGCTGGCGATTAGGATCTACTCGTTATGATATTAGATTAGATGGACGTCAGTAATGGCTAAACTATTACAGACAAGACTGCCTGTATCGTCGGAACCACAAGTAACATCTGATTCTTTTAATAGATTAACCAGAATATTAGAACTTAATTTAGGCGAGTTTGATCCAAGTAATACTGATCAGTTTTCTACTGAAAGAAGAAATAAAACAATATTTAACGCTGGTAGTATTATTTTCAATACCACCATAAACAAACTACAAATATGGAACGGTACAGCTTGGCACGATATAACCATGACTTTAGAAATTGATGGCAGTATAGGATCAAGAGTTAGAGAAGCTGTTGGATCTGTAGGTTCTGTTACTGTAACTTCAAACAAGAATACAACTTCAGTTTTTGTGTAATAATATTATGGCGATAACAAGATCACAAATGGCTAAAACTACTAGAAAAAAAGGTAAGATGCCGCCTAGGAATAAAAAGAACTTCCGGGCAACTAAGTCGGGAGCTGGCATGACTAAGGCTGGTGTTAAAGCTTATCGTAAGTTGAATCCTGGTAGTAAGCTAAAAACCGCTGTGACGGGGAAAGTTAAGAAAGGTAGTAAGGCAGCGAAAAGACGTAAATCTTTTTGCGCTAGATCTGCTGGACAAATGAAGAAGTTTCCTAAAGCAGCAAAAAATCCTAATTCTAGGTTGAGACAAGCAAGAAAACGATGGAAGTGTTAAATGGCAGTTAAAAAAAATACAAAAAAAACTGTAAGAAAAGTAGTTAAAGGTTTGAGAAAAGCAAGCAGAACTCATGCAAAACAAGCTAAAAGTCTATCTGCTCTTAAATTAAAGAAAGGCGGCAGCGCAACTAAAAAGAAAAAAGGTGCAACGCCAACTAACCCATCTTTGTATGCAAGAGTAAAATCAGAAGCTAAGAAAAAGTTTAAGGTTTACCCTAGTGCTTATGCAAATGCTTGGCTCGTTAGAACGTACAAAAAACGCGGCGGCGGATACAAATAAAAATCTACATAACTCAATAACATGAGTCAGTTTAATAAGTTTTATTACAAACCTTTGCCTGATTTTTTACAAATAGGCGAAAGCGATATTGAAGGCTCTGGCGTATTCGCTAAAGAATACATAGAAGAAGACTACGACCTAGGCATGACACACATAAAGGTGCCTATCTTAAACGGTTACATAAGAACGCCTCTTGGTGGTTTTGTAAATCACTCTGAAGATCCTAATTGTGAACTAGAACAAAGGTTAGATTGGGACGACTACAGAATATATAATTTAGTAACGATAAAAGATATATTAGAAGGCGAAGAACTAACATTAAATTATCACATTGACGAATAGAAAAAGAAAAGATCCCAAAAAAGGCACTGGCAAAAAGCCAAAAGGTAGCGGTAGACGTCTTTACACAGATGAAAACCCTAAAGATACCGTACGCATAAAGTACGCCACACCTGCTGACGCTAGAGCAACTGTAGCTAAAGTTAAAAAAATAAGAAAACCTTTTGCTAGAAAGATACAAATACTCACTGTCATGGAACAACGAGCAAAAGTTGCAGGAAAGAAAGAACAAGCTAAAATAGCTAAAGCTGGTAAACAAGCAATTAGGAAAAAACATGGCAAAGCCTAAAGGCGGATTAACAGAATGGTTTGGCAAAGGTCCCAAAGGAGATTGGGTTGATATCGGTGCGCCAAAAAAAAAGGGTAAGTTTCAAGCTTGTGGACGTAAATCTGCATCTAAAAGCAAAAGAAAATATCCTAAGTGCGTACCGAGATCAAAAGCAAAGTCTATGAGTAAAAGCCAAATAAGATCTGCGGTAGCTAGAAAAAGAGCAGCAGGCAATCCAGGGGGTAAACCCACTAACGTCAAAACTATTGTCAAAAAAAGTGAAGGCGGCATAGTAACTAAGTTAAACAGAGGTTGCGGAGCTGTCATGTCTAACAGAAGAAAACGAACAAGTTATTCTTAATGAGTAAAATATTATTAGGCGTTGTTGCGGTATTGAGCATAGCCTTGTATTTTTTATGGTCACAAAACTCACAGCTCGCATCTCTTAATCAAGCCTTTGAACTAAGAGATCAAGAACAAAAAGCTGCGATAGAATCTTTGCAAAACGATTTTAAAGTGCAGACCGAAGGGCTACTAGCCATACAGTCGCGCAACCAAGAGATAGAAGCACAGATGTCTAGATACCTAGATATCTTCAAACGACACAATTTAAGTAAGCTCGCCGCAGCTAAACCTGGACTTATAGAAACTAGAGTAAACAATGGCACCAAAGATGTATTCGACAGTATTGAAGCAGACAGCCGTAGCATTGATCGTCTTGATGACGGTCTACAGTTGCAGCCTGATTCCTAAACAAGTAGACGTCATATCTAAACCGTTAGATAGGCAGATAGCGCAGCCTATGTTGCCTAGAGGCATAGACTTAAAAGAACCGTATTGGTATGTAGTATCTGAAAAGAACATTGATGAGTTCTTAGATAGGCTGAAGAAAGAAGAAGGCAGAATTGTTTTTGTTGCTATGTCTATACCAGACTACGAGCTTATGTCTTATAACATGCAAGAACTTAAACGCTACATCAACGAGCTCAAAGAGGTTGTTGTGTATTACAGAAAAGTTACGACTAAGGAGGCAAAATGAAAATATCGCAAGAGGGTATAGACTTGATAAAACACTTTGAAGGGTGCGAGTTAGAAAGTTATCTGTGTTCTGCTGGCGTGCTAACCATAGGTTACGGCACAACTAAAAATGTAGTCGAAGGCATGAAGATAACGCAAAACCAAGCAGAAGAACTGTTAGCCAAGGACCTAGAAGAGTTTGAAGAATACGTCGAAGATCTTATTGACGTACCGTTAGAGCAAAACCAGTTTGACGCTCTGGTAGCATGGACCTACAACCTAGGACCAACGAACTTAAAAACTTCTACGTTAAGAAAAGTCTTGAACAAAGGCGCGTACGACGACGTAGCAGAGCAGATAAAACGATGGAACAAGGCCAACGGCAAGGTTTTAAAAGGTTTAGTGCGCAGAAGAAACGCCGAAGCAGAGCTTTTTGACGGTAACGACTGGCACGTTTATACATAAAAATAGTGGCAGTAGAATAAATTTGCACATACAATAGAGAAAACTTAAACGAGAGACTATGCAGCTACAAGAGTCACTAAACATAGCAAAAGGTTTAGGTCGTTTTGAAGACGACCATATAGCTCACGTGGCAACGGGAGAAACCGTTGTGCCCAAAGGCATACTAGATGCTAATCCAGAGCTACGCAAAATGCTCTACAATCAATTTCAAAAATTACAAGTTAACCCAGAAGAGTTTGTGGTCGGCTCACCGGCTATGAAAATAAACCCCGTAACAGGGCAACCAGAGTTCTTTTTAAAAAGTATAACAAGAGGACTAGAAAAAATAGCTGAAAAAACAGGACTTAAAAAGTTGGGTAAGAAACTAGCGCCGTTGGCTCCTATAGCTGCTATGTTTATACCCGGCGGAGCAGCAATATCCGGTTTGGCTGGAGCTGGTTTAAAAGGATTGTTAGAAGGTAAAAAACCAAAAGAGTATTTAGCTGATGCAGCTAAGGGAGGAGCGATCGGTGCGTTGGCTCAAGGCATGACAAAAGGTTTTACAAAAGAAGGTATGTTCACTCCGGGTACTTCTGTTGGCATGGATATTGTAGAAGGCATAAAATCAGGAGGAATTAAAGGGTTAAGAGATCAGTTAATTAGTGAAGATAGCCCACTAGGAAAATTCTTACAAACAGAGGCTGGGCAAGAATTAGCAGGTAGATTAAAACTACAAGGACTAGGGGACACATTAGAAGACGCAACTAAAGGAGTTTTAGGCGGAAATACAGCAGCTGCATTGTTTGGTGGCGGCATGGGTGGCGGCATGGGCATGGGCGGTGGCACAGGCGGTGGCATGGGAGGACTCGGTGGATTAGCTACTTTAGCTCTTGTGAAGAAGCTGCTAGACCAACCAAGTAAAAGCCCAGAAGACGTAGTGCCTATAGGCGCGTCTGCTTTTGGTTACACACCAGAACAAATGCAAAACATGCCTAGTTACAGAATAGCTAACTTACAACCTGCTTTAGTCGAAGGCGCACAATACGCAAACGTAAAACCTGTTACAGCAGAAGAGGGTGGATTGTTAAAGGGCATAGCCAGTATTAAACAAAACGGCAATATAAAAGGCTATGAAAAAGGCGGCATGGATGATGATGGTCCCGGAGACATAACACCAGCATTTTTAGAACCCGGCGAGTTTGTTATGACTAGACCAGCCACTAGAACATTGGGTTCAGAGAACCTATATAGGTTAATGAAAATGGCAGAGAGTGTAGCGTAATGGCTAGTTATCTTGATCCAGTAACCACCCTATCAGGAGTAGAAGATCCGTTTGCCGCTAAGATGCGTAGAGGCTTTTTAGAGTCTGCGTTTGATTTAGCTGCTACACCCACACCAATAGCCCAACAACAAATTGCTGGGCTAGATCCGTTACAACAACAAGCTAGACAGTTAGCTGGTGGACTGGGTCAGTTTCAACCGTTTATACAACAAGCAGCAGGGTTTTACGGTCCACAGGGAGCGAGAGACTTTTACAATCCATACGAAGACGCAGTTGTACAACAAACCATAAGTGATTTAACAGAAAGATCTGGCATACAGGGTATAGCAGACAGAGCTTCGGCTGTGCAAGCAGGAGCTTTTGGCGGCTCACGTGGCAGACTTATGGAGTCAGAAAGAGAAAGAGCCTTGGGTAGAGGGCTAGGAGAAGCCATAGGCGGCATTAGATCAAGAGGGTTTGAAGGAGCAAGAGCCGCAGCGCAAGGGGCAGCTTCTGGTTTAGCTGGGCTAGCACAAACGGGGCAAGCAGGATTAATAAATCAAATAGGAACATTAGGATCATTAGGTGGTTTAGGTAGAGGCATACAACAAGCAGGTTTTGACGCATCGTTTGATGCAGCTAGAAGAACTGCACTAGAACCAAGACAAAGACTACAAACCCTACAAGGTATGCTAAGTCTACTACCAAGAACACAAGCCTCTACAGTGTTTAGAGCAGCAGCCGGGACAGATCCAACAGCACAAGCATTAGGTCTTTTACGAGGCGGTGGACTAGGCGGAATATTAGGCTTTGAAGAAGGCACAGGACCAAAAGGCGTGCCGCAAGTGCCCGAAGGTAAAAAGTTTGCTGGTCTAAGAGCACTAGCTAAAGAAAGACCCGACGTAGTTAAGAAAATGGGTTATGAACAAGGTGGCGAAGTTTTTCCAGAAGATGAAGCATACAACTTTGTAGGTGGTACAGGGCCAGAAGGAGTGCCTTACCCGGTAAAGATGCAACAAGGCGGCATAGCCCCAGAGGTTTTTGAAGAGGGCGATGACGAAATAAACAATGCTCTTAATAAAATGGTGGATATGACAAGAGGAGTTGGGGGCACTGAAACTCCAATGGTAGACATGCCAGAGGTTGACATAGAAACAGCTAGAGTTAAGTCTCCGGGAGGAAGTCAACAAGAGTTTATTTCGTTAGTAAAAGAAAAAGAAGGTAATTTACAAGACGCTATAAAAATATTTTTAACAGAAAAGACAGAAGACGATAGCCCTGCTGCACAAGTACAACAGGAGATACAGACTTTTGTAGACAAAGCAGAAGGCAGGTATAAAAAAGAAGTTGCCGACGCTGCTTTAAAATTAAACATAGACATAAACACCGATCAGGTCACTTTAATTACAGATGAGTTTGATAAAGAGATAGAAAGTATGTTTCCTAAACTAGCTTCCATGTTAGACGGAGAAGCTACACAAAAAGTGGCTATGATGGAAGAAGGTGGTGAAGTAGATAATTCTGAAACCATAGAAAAACAAAAACAAATTATAAAAGAACTTGAAGAGGCGTACGAAAGACAACTTCAAAGAGGGGACAGAGGAGCGCTTGGTGGCGGCACTAGCTACATAGATCAAGCTAAAGAAAAATTAGATCAAGCTAAAAAACGTTTAGAACAATTACAGCAAGGAGTGTCTCCTTCAGATATTAGAACCGGAGAAAAAACTCAAAAAGACCTACAAAAAGAAGCTGACGCAGCTGCGGCTAGGGGAGACTTTGACGACTTTGAAGCTACGCCAAAAAAAGATGAAGGTGATGGACCTCAAGACCCCATGGTTGCTACTAGAACCACGGAAGACATCATATCTCCGTACCTTCAAAACCTACAACAAGGAGCTAGAAGAATAGGAGACGCCGCTCTACTTTCAGCTACTAATAAACAAGGCGGGCTAGCTGGCACTCTTGGAGTAATTGGAAAATCTAAATTAGCAGAAGAAAAAGCACGATCAACTGGGGACTTAGCTGCTATAAACGTTCTTGGTAGGGGCACGGGAGCAGAACAAACGCGGAAAGAGTTAGGTATAGCATCTATAGTTCAAAAAGAGTTAGAAGGCTCAAATATTCTTCCATATACTGATGAGGGGCTACCTAATCCACTATACAATAAAGCGTTTCAAGATTTAATGGATTTCTATAAAAATCAACTAGGTGCCTAGTGTGTCACTTGAGGAACTACAACAGGGCTATCTAGACGGAAATCTTTCTAGAGAAGAGTATCTAAGACTCTTAGAAAATTTACGAGCCAACCCCACAGCAATAGAACCTACAGATGAACAAGCTGGGTTCTGGGACACGCTCTTTCAATCTACACAACAACTTATAGCCACCGGAGGAGCGGGCATACGTGTTCTCGGTGAAGCGTTTGACAACGAAGCTCTACAGAACTACGGAGATGAAGTAGTTAGAAACAGAGAGGCGCAGATAGCCAAGTACGGTAAGCCTATGCAAATAGAAGATATAGAAGGCGTGGGCGATGCAGCTGAGTGGTTATTCACCAGCGCTATACCGCAAGTCATACCTTCTATAATTGCTTCGGTTCCGTTAGCTATTGGTGGCGCAGCATTAGGAGCTGCGGCTGCTCCCGCAGCTGCCGCGGTTACAGCGGCTAGAGTGGGTGGGGCGTTGGGTGCTTTCTTGCCGTCGTCTTTTCTTGGCGCAGGTGAAATAGACAGAGAGATGAAAAGGAGAGCGGGTGATGGGTTTCAGGACCCAGCAGCTGCGTTAGGTGGTGGAGCTATCATAGGTGCCTTAGATACAGCTGCGCTAGCTTTTGGACTAAAAGGCGTAATACCGCAGATAACAAAAAATACACCGTTACAAAAAGACACCGTACGTGCTTTGACAAAAGAGTTAGTAGACAAAGGTGTAGAAATTAACGTTGCCACCAGAGGGGTAGCTCAAGGAATATTAGCTGCTATCGCTGAAGGTACGACAGAAGCATCGCAAGAGGTTGTAAACGATTTAGTTGCAGAAAGTAGCACAGGAATAGCACAAGACGAACAAGAAATGTCTAGCGCGTTACTTAACTCTTTTGCTTTAGGTTTAGTCGGTGGAGCGCCAATAGGCTATTTTGCTGGTAACAGAGCAGCTAAAACTCAACGAGATAACATAGAAACAGAAAAAGAAGCGCAACGATTACGTCAAGAAGCAAAAGAAGAAACAACTCAATTTTTGATTGATGAAAACGTTGCTAATCTTAACATTGATGATTTAAGAAAGTTTGCTACTAGATATAAAGGCACTAATTTAGATTTAACAAAAAGCGGCCCAGAAATAGTAGATCAGATAAGAGAACAAGAAGAAGCGCAAAGAGCCACCAGCAAACTTAAACGCAGAGCCGTAGAAATGGGTCTACCAGAACTGGCTAAGTTTGATTTAGAAAATTTAGAGCTAGCTAGAATAGAAGAAGAGCTCACGCCAATGGAAATAATTAATGCTGTTAGAAGAATAGATCCTGAGTTTGATGTAACAGGTCCCGGATCAGTTAGAAGAGCTGCCGAAAGATTGGCTAACTTTAATGTTTCTACTGCGTATATAAACACGGGCAAGAGCAAATTGTTTTTTAATCCATATACTTTTGATAAATACAAAGAAATATTAAAAACACAAAGCAAAGAAGAATTAGCTGTAGAAGCTAGCACTCTTTTACCAAACAAGTATTTGACCATAGACGAGGCGCGTAACACGCCGACAGAAGTTTTAGCTAAAGATTTAGCAGAAAATCAATATTGGATACAGCAGGCTCAAGAAAATATGAGCTATAAAGAAAAACAAACTCCCGAACCTATAGAAGTAACAGAGGGACAAGATTACAAAGTTAAAACAGAAACTATTAACATAGACGATCCAAAGAGAGGAGAAGCTTTAGGATTTACCGTAGCTATGAAGGACGAAGACGGTAACAGAACCGGGGACATCGTAAAGTTTGAAAAGAAAGAAGTAAGAGACGACAACGATAACATTATAGATTACGAATACGTTTCAGAGTACGGTGAAACGTTTAGTGAGTTTCAAACTAACTATCCTATGCAAATGGAAACTAAACAGGACGTAGACGAGTTAGGTAGAGAGCAATACGAGATAATTTCTTACGACGTTTACAAAGGCAAGTACCCACAATTTCAAGAAGGTCCGTTTAAAAAAATATATTCAACGGTTATGAATTTGTTTTCGCCGTATGCTCCACTAGGAGACAGAGCGTTTTTACTTGATAGAGAAAGAATAAGTAATCAAAGAGCCATAAACAAAGCAGCGCAAATGCTGGCTTATGCGTATGAAGAAGCTGCAAACGCAGCGGTGTTAAATGGACAAATAGAAAACAGAGCTATGGCTGATGAAATGGTGTTAGATTTTTTAAAGAAATCGTATACCAGAAAAAAAGGCGATGACAATGTTAGTCTAATATTGCAGGGAGAGATAACTAAATTAGAAACAGAACTACAAACTACGACCAACGAAGTTAGAAAGGCAGCGCTTCAAAGAAACATAGCTGATTTGAAAAAAGATTTAGCAGACGGTCTTAGAGTAGATGTAGTTGCTTTGAAAGATTTACCAGAGAACCTACAGGGCGCAGCTGTGCAAATGAGAACTTTAATTGATACGTTAAGTGAAAGAGTTTTGTCTGAGATGCCTGATTCTATTTTAGACAAACCAGATCCAGTAACTAAAGAAACTAAAAGAGATATTATAAAAGCTCAGTTAGGTGCGTACGTAACACAAAGCTATAAGTTGTTTGAGCCAACGCTAGGTTGGAACCCATCTAGAACATTTTTTGGTAAACGATCTAAAGAACAACAAGCTGCTTTTAATACTGCGGTTGAATATGTACTAAACAATAAACAATCGTTTCCAACTGTAGTAGATAGAAAAAGTGCAGAGGACAAAGTAAACGATATTATAAAACAGTCTTTACGCGAAGATGATGTACCCATCGAATTACAGTCTGCCGATGGCCGAAGGACCAAGGACAAGTTTAGTAAAGTATCGCCTATATCTCAGTTTTTGAAACCAAGAGATAGTATTCCACAAGAGTTCAAGGCTTTGTTTGGAGAATTTAAAAACCCAGCAGAGATACTAGCGACTACAGTAAATAGATTAACAAGTTACGTAGAAAACTATAAGTTCTACAGTAAGTTGTTAGAAGTAAATAACGAGCCCGGAGAAAGACTTTTTACAGAGTTTAGAACTAAAGATTACAACACTCCCGTGCCATTAGAAGACTCTCCCATAGACGGTATGTACACAACCCCTGCTGTAGCAGAGGCTTTGCAATTAGTAAAACAAGATAAGTCTTCTTTAAAGAAAGCTTACGATGCTATGGTGTTGTTACCAAAAGGTATTGTGCAATCATTTAAAACTATCTTTAGCCCCATGGCGCAGGCGCGTAACTTTTTAACTGCCAACATGTTTTACTTAGGTAACGGGCACATTAATTTATACAAAGACTTCCCGGCTGCAATGAAGGTGTTGCGTTCAGAATTATTTAGTTCTGGTTTTGATTCTATGGGTAGAGAAACTTCGGCAAGAATAAAATCAGAAAACCTGTATCAAGAGATGTTAAGGCTTGGAGTAATTAACACTAACTCAAGATTAGGGGAGATACTACAAAACTTTGAAGAGGGCGCTTCTGGCGGCTACAGAAGTATAAACGAGTTTATGTCTTTCTTGACCTCACAAAACGGAGGTTGGGCAGGCAAACCAGTTTCTTTAGCTAAGAAGATTGGACGACAGCCTGCAAAACTTTACACAGCAGCAGATGACTTTTACAAGATAGCTGCTTTCTTGTCAGAAAAAAGAAAGTTAGAACGAGCGTATGACAACACGGACATAGGTAAAGAAGGTCTAATAGATTTTGGTAAGCAGATAGGTAGAACACTTACTAATCAAGACTACGACAAGATGATAACTGAGATAGCTGCGTACAAAGTGCGTAACACTATACCTAATTACGATTACATAGGATCTTTCGTAAACATGCTAAGACAAACTCCGTTTGCTCCATTCGTAGCTTTTCCAACAGAAATTTACAGAACTAGCTACAACATGGCAGATTTAGCTTTGAAAGAAATTAGATCTGGCAATCATCAGATGAAGGTACAAGGATACCGTAGATTGTTTGGTTTGGGTTCAATGACCTTTGGACTGTCCAGTATTATGGTAGCTTTGGGCAAGGCTTTAACTGGAGCAGATGACGAAGACATAGAAGACATTAGAAGAATGGGGCCAGAGTGGCTAAGAAGAAGTCAGATAATACCTGTAGAAAAGAAAAAAGATGGTGGCTACGAATACATAGACGGCAGTCACTTTTTTGTATACGACACCGTTTCTTCTATACCGTTGAGTGTTATTAGAGCTCTTAAAGAAGGACAAAATTTAGACCAAGGCATACCAGAAACAATTAGAGAAAGTATGGTTGATGGAGCTACAGCTATCGTGGAACCGTACATAAGTTTATCTATAGCGCCTGAACTGTTTGTTGAGATGTTTCAAAACAGGAAAGCAGACTCAGGAGCGCCTATAGCTTTAACAGAAGATTCTTTTGGAGAACAAGCTAAACAATATTTAAATTATGCTTTTCAAAAAGCTCAACCGGGTTTCATACAACAAGTAGGTAATTTATTAAATGCTGGAACTTTTGATGAACACTCGTTCTCTAAGT